GTATGCTACAACAAGCGTTGTAGGGTCGTTGGTAAAACCAAAGTCCATACCTGCTGCAATCAACGATGCGCCTTCCGGAATAGCCTCAACCGTTTGGTGGGTAAAGATTACTGCTTTGCTTTGCCCCCTCTCGCCAAGGCCGTACACCTGCCAATAGTTCTCGTCAGTTTCTTTCAGCCTCTCAATCTCCGATACGATAGCATCGGAAAGAAAAGGATTGTCAAGGTATGTGGTCTTGTAGAACTCGGCATCATCTCTTGGTATTACCCTGTCGTATATCCAATGGTACTCGTCCGAAGGGTTGTAGTCTAATATGATTTTACCGGAGGTACGCATTATAAGTTGCTGCCAGTCCTCAAAGTGAAGCTCGTTGGCCTCGTTGATATATAACATATCACGCTTACGACCACGCACCTTTTGCGGTTGGTCAAGCGATATGAACTCAACCATATTTCCGGATAGGTAATACTCGTTTCTACTCTTGTTGTGTTGGTCCGGTTTGTATTGACCGGCCCGTTCAAGTATCTCAAAGAAATCCCTCATCACGGAAGCACGAACCGAAGGGAACGTCTTACGACAAATAGTAATTGTTTGTCCGCTAACGTCAGGGTCTAGGCAATAGGATATTATCCATATAAGAATGTTATATGTTTTTCCCGAACGAGTACCTCCTTGTTCAATAACAATCCTACTTGTACTGTTTTGTAGGTGTTTAAATACAACGTTAGTCTGAAGTGTTGCCATCTACAATCTCTATGCGAAGGCCGTCAGGACTGTCGTGTTGTATCTCCTGACGCTCAACATACCCACGGCTCTTGCCTTTGGTCTTTAGATAGAAGATAGTTGAGGTAGGGTTGCCCTTACTGATTTGTTTGTGTAGTTGGCTTTCTGCAAAGTCTATGGCTACATTTTCAAGCTCCCGTACCGATGCGTTGTATTCCGCATCCTCCTTCATCCAACGATAATGTGTTTCACGTGAAATACCTACGCTCTTACAAGCGGAGGTAACAACACCAAGCGACTTTTCAAGTGCTTGGAGCATTGCGTTTTTACTTATGTCAGATTTTGCCATATTACTTTTTGTTTTTTATATCGCTTGTTTGCTTTTCCTTTTGCGATTGTCTGCGGAGCTCGTCCGCTCTTTCCTGTAACTTTGCTTTGTGTTCAGGGTCTATTCTTGTTTTCTCTTTTACCTGTTGTGATTCTCGTATTCTAACTATTTCATCGTCAATAGGCTCACACTTCCACATTTGTTCTAACGAGTAGTACACAACCGTATATCGGTATGACTGTTCGTTTTGAGTTTCTATTGGTGTTACACCGTGTAGTATTTCTTGTCCGTTGAATATGGTTAGTGTGTTGTCTGCTATTTCAAGTGCTATGTCTAATTCGGGAATGGCCAAGTGGCCTCCCTCAACATCGCCTTTGAATGCAACCATATTACTCATAACGCCTTTAAAGTTTCCTGCATCAAAGTGGTATTTAAGTTCGTTGTTCTTGTTTATGATACCGCTTGTAAACACACTGTTCTTTATCTTCCATTCGGGTAGTACCCTTTCATCTACGATTTGTTCGTGTTGTTCGTGTGTTGCTGGAAAGTGCTTTTTGTAAATATCCGAAACATACTCTGCAAATTTAGAGACAACAAAGTGTTGCTTTGGAAAATCCAAAGCCATACTTGAAGCGTGGCAGAAATTGTGCCTCATTGCAACCCTTGGAGCATATCCAAATATCCTACTCACGGACTTTAAACCTCTTGCCCGAACCCCCGTTGCATACTTTGTGTTTTTAACGGCCCAACGAAGGTTCTTTGTCATCTCCTTGTCAAGTTTGATATATAAAACACTTGGTACACCGTTTCTTGTAATCAGGCAGTCCTCTTTTATGATTCGGGATACATCCGAAACATAAGCCGTGCGCTTTTTATACTTGGCTACATCAATTTCTATTGGCGTTATCTCTATTGTTTTCATTACGGTTGCAGGAAGTTTGTTTTATATACTTTGGTTCTTGCTCTTATTTGCAGGTCGTAGTATCCTTTGTAAAGCCTCATATTTGTTAGCAACTTGTATTTGTTGTGCAAATACTCCGTTGCTTCCTTCTCTCCCTCGTTGTTTCTGCTTTCTTGGTGGCCTCCTTCTTCTCCCCAATAATTACTCAAAACACCAAACGCACGGTATTTTAAAACACCACCGTACTTATCATACATTTTAAGAGCACGTTCGTGGCTTTCCTTTCCTGCGGAAAAGTTAGCACGTGCCTTAATCTCCTCTCCTTCGTCAACAAATACCTCACGGGTATTTATAAGCCCGTAGAAGTTTCCAACGATATAGATGAGCCCTACGGATACTGTTTGCTTCATCTCAAGGTTGCTGATTGTTGAGTTTATACCCCACATCTTGAACTTCAAACCCTCGGCTTGTTGAAAAGCCTTTTGTACAAATTCGTGTATTGCGGTACACTTTACAATCTTTCCTTGCTTGTTCATACCCTTTAGACTTTTTATGTCGTCATCAATAAAAACAAGATACTCACCCTCATCAAAGTAACGCTGAATAAAGTTTCGTTGGTTTGGAATACCACGAACACCTTTTACAACGGTAATGTCCTCATAGTCTTTGAGCTTTTCTTTGTAGATTTTCTCCTCCTCCTCGTTTGCTACAAAGACGTAAATATCTTTTGCAATGTCTGTTTCATACAGACACTTCAATGTTTTCTTGATTATTGTATCCGGTCTTTTGTATGACGGGATAATTATCTTATAGCTTTTCATTGACCAATAGTTTTACGAGCTCCGCATTGTTTTCTACCTCTAACTTATTTCTCAACTGCTCAAAGCTATCAATCAGCTTTTCGTAATCTTCTTGTGGATAATACAACACCACTTGCTTTATCGCACCGTTTATGTATGAGTCAAGGTTCATTGCAAGTTCGTCCTCATCAAACTCCGGCTCGTTGTCCTCCTCAAAATAAACCTTTGGAAGGTCAAGCCCCCAAGCGTCTAACTCGTCAATGTTCCATTCGTTTGCAAGTAAGTCCCAATCCCACTCACCGAATGATGAGTTGTCCTTAATAACAAACTCCTTCTTTTGCTCGTCCGTGAAGTCCGAGGCTTTTATAATATATACTTCTTTGAGTCCTGCTTCCAAACAAGCACGTAAACGCATATTGCCTCCAAGAACTGTCATTGTTTCATCAACAACAATTGGGCGTAGCTTTAGCATATCCGGAAAGTCCTTAATGCTTTTGACAAGTTTCTTGAACTTGTCATTTTTAATTACCCTTGGGTTGTTAGCCGAAAGTCTTACTTTTTCAATTTTTACCTTTTCCGTTTTCATAATGTTTCTTCAATATAATATCCATCTAAATCAACTCCTTCTTGGAAGAACTTCTTGTAAAGTTCTATACCTTTTCTTGTTCTTTCCTTACCGCTATTATAGAAATCCTCGCTAACGTGGTACACGCCAATGTCAAGGCTTCCTTTGTCGATAGCGACAAAGTGGAAGTTCTCCGGAGGTATTCCAAAAAGGTTGCAGTAAATATACACTTGAATATCGTAACCGTATTTATAGGCCGAATACTTAAAAGCGTGAAGGTCGCTTGTTGTTTTAAGGTCAATGATATGGTCGCCTTGCAGTATATCTGCTTTGGCTCGGAACGGCATCCCGTCAAGCATATCCACACGAGGTATCTCAAACTGCGCATCTTTCAAGTAACCAAGGACCTTCTCGTTGCGGAGCATATGGTCCTGCAACCTACGAACCTCTCCTTCTTCTTTTGCGGTTATAACATCACGACCCTCGTTCTCCTCAACCACTTCTTTGAATTTCTTTGTTGCTCGAGACTGAACATCTACAACCACAACGTCATCCATCTTGTGCGGTTCAAGAACCGACAAGTGGAATAGCTTACCAATCAGCAAGGCTTTTGAATTGTTGTTACCTCCGTACTTGGTAACGTAGTGATAGGTCTTGGGAGATTGCAGTAGCATCTTGATAGAACTTGAGGACAAGGCTGCTTGTCCCAAGTATCCGTAGTAATGCTCGTCCTCCTTTGCAAGTTGCTCAA